AGGCCGCATAGGAGTTTTTAGTATGGCAGATTCAACTACAACAAATTTATTGCTGACAAAGCCCGAGGTCGGCGCGTCAACTGACACTTGGGGAACAAAGATTAACACCGACTTAGATAGCGTTGACGCTGTCTTTGCCGCTGCTGGCACTGGTACATCAGTCGGTTTGAACATTGGATCGGGCAAGAAGCTGAAGCTGGTTGGCGATGTCATTGACACCAACGGCAATGAGCTGCTGAAATTGACTGCTACAGCGTCTGCTGTGAATGAGTTGACACTTGCTAATGCTGCTACTGGTGGCGCACCAGCGCTATCTGCTACAGGTGGTGACACAAACATTGGAATTGGACTGACGCCAAAAGGCACTGGTGGAGTTGTATTTCCAGCAGGCGCAGTAGGCACACCCGCCATCACCACAACTGGCGACACAAATACAGGCATATTCTTTCCTGCGGCTGACACCATTGCCTTTACTGAGGGCGGTGTGGAGGCTATGCGTATCGATTCCAGCGGTAATGTGGGGATTGGGACGAGTTCGCCAGCAAACTTGCTTGAAGTAAGCGCAACGTCTGCTGGGGCTAACGTCTTTCTTGCTAGGTTTAGAAACGCTGGTACAACTACGGCTACGCAAGCGTCTTTGCTGCTTACTACAAACACCAATGCTGGCGGTACAGCTTCATCTCAGCTTTCGTCTGTTGCTGAAAACGCCACTGGCGCAGTAGCTTTAACATTTGGGACAACTCCAAACGGTAGTAACCCAACAGAACGCCTCCGCATCAACGCCTCCGGTAACGTGGGTATTGGGACTACTAGTCCTACGCAAAAACTTGATGTCGCTGGTTCTGGGGCAACTCGTTTGGTTGTTCGTGACACAGCATCAACAGGTATTGCTCGATTAATTGCAAGTGGTGTTGATGCTTATGTTGGTAACGCTAGTGCCACAGGTACTTTTGCCATTCAAACCAACAGCAACAACATTGCCACGTTTGACGTTGCAGGTAACGTGCAAGTGCAAGCTGGTGCAGTCATGCCTTACGCACCTGCTCCTGCGTCAATAAGCACAACCGCAACACTGACCAATGCCAACATTCAAGCGCAAATTATCAACACCACTGGTACAACATATACAGTGACAATGCCTTTGGGGACAACTTTAGAGACATTGGCAACATGGGCAACAACAGGTATTGCTTATGACTTCTATGTTATTAACACCGCATCAGGAACAATCACAATGGCTGTGAATACTGGCGTTACGTCATTGGGTGGTCTTACCATTGCAACAGGCGTATCTGCACAATTCCGCATCCGCAGAACAGCGGCAAACACTTTTGTTTTGTATCGTTTAGGTTAATTAAAGGAGAAACTTATGACAACCACTTGGACAATCGCACAACTTGACCGCCAAACCTCTGATGGCTTGGTAACCACTGCTCACTGGCGTGTAGACGCTGTTGATGGTGACTACTCTGCTGGTTCTTATGGCACAGTAGGCTTTGAGCGTGGTGACACATTCACGGCTTACGATTCTTTGACCGAGGCTCAAGTCATTGCTTGGGTTAAAGACAAGCTGGATGTCGCTGAGATTGAAGCTGGTCTGCAAGCGCAGATTGATGCACAAAAGAACCCAACAACAGCAACAGGGACACCTTGGTAATGGAAAAAATTACTCTTTCAACCAACCTTGTAAATGCCATCCTGCAATACCTTGGGACACGTCCATATGGAGAAGTTTTCCAAATAATTGAGGCGGTGCAAAAGGAGGCCAAGGAAAAGCCAACCGAGGAGGTTGAAAGTGTCTGATCCCATCGAAAAGGAATTCGCCGTCCATCAAGCGATTTGTGAACAGCGGTATAAATCCATCGAAGACAAGCTGGAGAGTGGCAAGGGCAGGATGCAGAAGATTGAGATTCAGCTCTACATCGTCATTGCCGCCATCTTGTTTGGGCCTGGCGTTGCCGCCGACCTTGTAAAGAAGCTGTTGGGGCTGTAACGATGTGGACCCCATATCCATCCTTCTGGCAGCCAAAGCCTGCGTTAGTGCAATCCAACAAGGTACTGCTTTGTATAAACAATGCAAAGAGTCTTTCATGGAGGTCAAGTCCACTTATGAAGAAGCTGCTGGTGCTGTCAACGAGGTCAGATCGCTCTGGAGTAAGCTCTTTGGATCAAAGCCAAAAGCAAAACAAGCTGTCCAGCAGACGCAAAAAAAGAGTGCTTATGTAGCTGTCGATGAGACTCAAGTGATGTCGGGTATCGTGGAGCAGTTGACCACTTTCTTTCGTTTGCAAGAGCAGTTAGCAGCACACATAAGAGAGGAAGAAGAGAAGTCAAAGAACGTCTACGATCCAAACGCCAACTTGATGGAGTCCGCTTTGAAGCGGATCATGGCGCAGGATCAGATGGCGGCCTTGGAAGTAGAGATAAGAGAGGCGATGGTGTACGGCGCTCCCAAAGAGATGGGCGCTCTTTACAGCCGAACATTCGAGACTAGGGACATCATAAAAGCTGAACAGGAGGGTGCTAGGCTTAAAGAGGAGGCGAAAGAGAGGGTCAAGCAATGGCAACGACAGGAGGCAAAAAGAGACTTCCAAGCAAAGTCAGCGTACCTCGTAGCAACTTTGATCCTCCTCCTATACCTTTGGATGTGGTTTCTGTTCATAGGCCAATTGGGGAAGAAATCGTGGGATGGATAGCAGCGGTTGTTCTTGTTGCATTGTTGTTGCCCATGCTTGGTATGCTCTATATCGACATCTTGGAGGCCAAGCACGACACCAAGGTGCAGTTGGAAAAGGTAGAGAAATTACGCCGTGAGATAGAAGCGCAACAGCGAAAGGATAAAGACAAATGAATGTGTATGAGATTTGGATTCTGTCGGTCTTGCTAGTGGTGCTGACTGGCTGCGATGATCGCTACCGCTACCCCTGCCAAGACCCACTCAATTGGCAGAATGCTGAATGCAAGCCGCCAATATGTACAGCAGCAGGAACTTGTCCAGAGATGCTAGTTAAACCCGAGGAGAAGAAGTAATGCCAACAGTTGGATACAAACCAAATAATCGCCTCAATGCTGACGAGATTGAGGTCAGGGTATGGGCATTCGTTATCGTGGTCTTGGTGACCATTCTGCTGGCCTCCATGGGTATGTTTCTGTACTCAGTTTCATTCGTTCAGCAGCCTATGAATGGAAGCATGGCGGCCATCGATAAGGTGTACACCCAACAGATTTCCACCATCATGGTCTTCATCACTGGTGTGCTTGGTGGTGTGGCTGGACGCTCTGGCGTCAAGGCGATTGCCAATGCCACCGCCAAGGCTGAGTCAAACGACAACGATGAACCACCAGCACCATGAGTCTGTTTAATCCTTGGGTGATCCTCGGCATCGTCATGGCGGTGCTGTCATCATTTGGCGGTGGATACTACAAGGGTGAGCATGACGAGTACACGCGCCAGCAAGTTGAGATTGCTGCGCTAAACGCCAAGGCGAGGGAGACTGAGCAGGCGATGGCGCAAGTGGCGCAAACTTATGGTCAGACATTACGAAAGGCGAACAATGCTGCAAAGGTTAAAGAAGACAAGCTACGCGCTGATATTGCTAGTGGCGAGCGCAGGCTGTTCATTCCTGTCCAAGCCCCCGAGTGCGCCGTATCAGCCACCAGTGATACCGCCACTGCCAGCGGAGATAACAGCGGAACAGCATCAGCCGAACTTGACAGACAGACTGCTGATGATCTTGTCAGGATCGCCGCAGAAGGAGACACCGCCATCCGCAAGCTCAACGCCTGCATCCAAACCTACGAAACCATGAGGACAATGAAATGACACAGTTAAGCGCCAATTTTTCGCTACATGAGATGTGCAAGTCAGAAACAGCTATACGCATGGGGTATGACAATACGCCTGATGAAGAGGCCACAGAGAATCTGCGCCTGCTTTGCGAAAAGGTGTTGCAGCCAGTGCGTGAACATTACGGCAAGGGCGTCAAGGTGAACTCTGCCTATCGCAGTCCTGAGTCCAATGCGGCGGTTGGCGGGTCTAAGACCTCAGACCACTGCAAGGGTATGGCGGCAGACATTGAAATACCTGGCGTCCCAAATGCAGAGCTGGCGCAATGGATCATGGATAACCTTGATTACACCCAATTGATTTTGGAGTTCTACACATCAGGCATCCCCGACAGCGGATGGGTTCATGTCAGCTATGACCCCAACAACCTCAAGAAGCAAGAGTTGACGGCCACCAAGATTGCTGGCAAGACGACCTACTTGAATGGCTTGGTGGCTTAATCCATGGCACTGAACCTTGGTCAGCAGATAACGACACCGGCGCAGCCAAACCTTGGCACGCCTGCGCCATCCTATGACCAAGGCTTTTTCGGTACATCTTTTGGCGGTTTGAATGTCTACTTCACCAAGCTGACGGCCATCTTTTCGGCGCTACTTGGACCGCGTGGTAGCAAGTACATCAATGCGCCATATGGTGCGTTTCAAGACACCACAGATCAGACGGCGGCCAATACGACAACGGCCTACTCCATCACTTTTGACACCACCGACTTCAGCAATGGCGTGACCTTGTCGGATTCATCAAGGCTGAATGTGTCTCAGTCTGGCATCTACAACTTGCAATTCAGCATCCAATTCAAGAACACCACCAATGACACGCAAGACGTTGATGTGTGGTTTAGGAAGAACGGCACAAACATTGACAAGTCAAACAGCAGATTTGGACTTGGTCCGAGAAAGTCATCAGGCAACCCATCTCATTTAATTGCCGCGCTGAACTTCTTTGTCAACTTGGCGGCCAATGACTATATTGAGATCATGTGGCGGCCAACAGACGTTGGAGTGAGTCTTGAGCATTTTGCAGCAGACACTTCACCCACAAGACCCTCAGTGCCATCAGTCATTGCGACAATTGCATTCGTGTCCAATCTGTCAGTAGAAACAGCATAATTAAGCCATGGCACTCATACCTCTCAAGATTCCACCTGGCGTCTACCGCAACGGCACTGAATACCAGTCTGCTGGCCGATGGTTTGGCGCTAACCTAGTACGCTGGTTTGAGAATACTCTCAGACCCATTGGCGGCTGGCGCAAGCGTTCTAGCAGTCAGATGACAGGTGTATGCCGAGGTTTATTGACTTGGCGTGACAACAGCGCAGATCGATGGATTGCCGCAGGCACTGAATCCAAACTCTACGCCATGAACGAGGCAGGCACTCTCAAAGACATTACGCCAACAAGTTTTACAGTAGGCATAGCTGACGCCGTGACAAAGACTGGCTATGGGTACTCTACCTATGGCAATTTTGCTTATGGCGTGGCGCGTCCCGATACAGGCTTGGTGACGCCAGCAACGACTTGGAGTCTAGACACTTTTGGCGAGTATCTGATTGGCTGCTCTAATGCTGATGGAAAGATTTATGAGTGGCAATTGGGGTTTACAACGCCAACACTGGCCGCGGCCATCACCAACGCGCCAACAGGATGTCAGGCTGTGATGTCTACCGCCGAGCGTTTTATCTTTGCCTTGGGCGCTTCTAGCAACCCTAGATCGGTGAAGTGGTGCGATCAAGAGAACAATACAAACTGGACGGCATCAGCCACCAGTCAGGCGGGTGACTTTGAGCTGCAAACAGTTGGCGCGTTAAAAGCAGGCAAAAAGGTGCGCGGCATCAATTTGCTGTTTACCGATGTTGATGTGCATACCGCCACCTATGTTGGGCTGCCTTATGTGTACTCATTTGAAAAGGCTGCATCAGGCTGCGGTTTGATTTCAGCGCAGGCCGTTGCCGCCATTGATACTTCTGCCATGTGGATGAGTAGTTCTGGCTTTTGGATATTTGACGGCTATGTCAAGCCTTTGCCTTGTGATGTCTCTGACTATGTGTTTCAGAATCTGAACTATAGCCAATCAAGCAAGGTGTATGCAGTCCATAACTCCAAGTATGGCGAAATATGGTGGTTCTATCCATCAAGCGCCAGCAACGAAGTTGACTCTTATGTCATCTACAACTACCGCGAAAACCACTGGAACATTGGCGTTATGTCTCGCACAGCAGGCACTGACAGAGGTGTATTCCTGCAACCATTGATGGTGTCATCTGACGGCTACATCTACGAACATGAGGTGGGCTATGACTACGACTCAGGCGTGCTGTATGCCGAGTCTGGGCCATTGGAGATTGGACAGGGTGACAACATCATGTCTGTACGCCAAGTTATTCCTGATGAGCAAACGCTTGGTGAGGTGGTGGTGAGCTTTAAGACTCGCAATTACCCAACCTCCACAGAGTCTACCTATGGGCCATATTCAGCGTCACAGCCAACTGATGTGCGGTTTTCTGGACGCTTGGTTAAGGTTATCTATACCGGCAATGTGCTGGAAGACTGGCGTGTTGGCGTCTCTAAGTTAGACGCTGTTGCGATGGGTAAGCGCTGATCGTGGCGGCGAAATAGAATCAACGTAAGAGGTAAAACATGAAAGCATCAGAAATCATACTGGCAGACGCCCAAAAAAGAGGGGTGGACGCAAACAGGGCTTTGGGCTTGATCAGCAATGCTGTAAAGCAGAAAAAAGCTGTTTTGATGCAAGAGGGTAATACTGTGCTGTTGCTTACAAAGATAAGTGATGGCGCGTCAGAGGCTCATCTATTCACGCAAGATAGCGTGATGGCGATTGCGAGGGCGCTGAGTACCTTTATCAAAAAGGGCATGGCGCTTGGGATTAGGACTGTTTACGGCAAGGCTGACAACCCACAAATTGTTGAGTTACTCAAAAAGGTTGGATTGAATGTTGTTGCGTCTGATTTGCCTCAATACAACTGGAAGGCTGACTTATGAAATTTAATGATCGCAACTATGCCTTGTTGGGTATTCCAGACTTACCCATCAACGCCTTTCGACATATTGGTGACAGGAAGATTAAGCCACAGGGCGGTGTCTCATCTGTTGTTGATTCAATTGGCGGTGCTATTGATGACACTGTTAGCAGTGTGTCAAATGAATTGGCTGGTGTTGATGACGCTGTGAATGAAACCATACCTGGCGGTTGGGCCACTGTTGCCGCAGTAACTGCCGCGACTGTAGGTTTGCCAGGTCTGCCTGTAGGCGCAGAAACAGCGGCAGGCACTGCTGGTACTACAGCAGGAACAACGGCGGCCACTACAGCAGGAACAGGCGCTGCTCTAAGCCCCTATGCGGCGCAAGCTGCTGGCGCTTATGGTGGCAGTGCGGCGGCTGCACAAGCGGCGGCGGCAGGAAGTCTTGCTGGCATCCAAGCGGCAAGCACAGCTCAGAATGCCTTAAATCTTGGTATTCCTACTGGTGGCGGTATAACCACTCCAGCGCCTAGCCAAGTGGCTGGAGTGTCTACAAATCAAATTTCACCATTGACACCAGAGGTTGCTGGCAATGCAGATAAGGCTGCTTTGTATGGTGCAGAGGGTTACGGCGCTCCGGCAACACCAGCAGAGTTGGCGGCATACTCTAGTGGCACTGGACTTCTAAACACTTTAGGCAGTATCGGTTCATCAGCATTGGACCTTGCAAAGGCGAATCCAAGTCTTACAGGATCACTGCTTGGTGCAGTCGCTGGTGCAATTGAAGCATCAGATGCGCCAACATCACAAACTTCCACTACAAGCATTGACCCACAGATCAAAGCAGAGTATTTGGCTAACCTTGAGCGAGCCAAGACAACAGCGGCTGGCTTAGAGGCGCGTCAGTTTGAAGGATTTACGCCTAGCTATTTGCTTGCTGAAACACAAGCTCAAAACCTTGGTTTAGGTGGTGCTGGTCAAAGGACAACTGATGAGGCTACACGACTGGCAATGATTGAGGCTGGCTTTACGCCACAGCAAATCCAAGCAGCTACGGCTGGCAATGCTTCACTAGCAAAAGCACAAGGATATACAGCACAACAGATGGCGGCGGCACAAGCCAACCGAGGAAATGTCGCTAATGTCCAAAGTGCTGCTGGTTCTCAATACATGGCCGCATATCAAAACCCATATGAACAGCAAGTGGTGCAGGGTGCGTTGGGCGACATTGAGCGTGCGCGACTAATGCAAGAGCAGTCAAACAGGGCGCAGGCAACTTCTGCGAGAGCGTTTGGCGGTTCACGCCAAGGCGTAGTCTCAGGCATGACCAACGAGGCAGCATTGCGTCAGGCGGCCACCACTGCGGGACAGTTGCGTTCTGCTGGATTCACTCAGGCGGCGCAACTTGGTCAAACCGATGCCGCAAGACAATTGCAAGCACAGTTGGCTAATCAAGGCATTGATGTAACTTTGGAGCAGGCTAATGCTCAATTGCGTCAACAAGGATTATTGTCAAATCAAGCTGCACTTAATCAAGCTGCTCAATTTGGTGCTGGCGCTACAAATCAAGCAAATTTGACCAATGCCTCAGCACTTAACCAAATGGCTCAATTTAATGCACAGATGGCACAGCAAGCAGCTTTAGCCAATCAAGGTGCATTTGCACAGGGTTCAGGCATTCGTCAGGCTGCAATTGGTCAGCTTGGACAACTTGGGGCGCAACAGCAAAACCTTGGACTTACTGGCGCTAATGCGGTGATGGAGGCTCAAATGCGTCAACAGGCATTGGCGCAGGCTCGACTAGATGCTGCGCGTAATCTTGGCACTGAGCGTTTGGCTATTACTGGCGGCGCTTTAGGACTTCAGCCTGCTAATGTTGGTCAAACATCAACACAACCGCTGTACACAAGTCAATCAGGCAGTTTGTTGTCAGGTGGTTTGACTGGCGCATATATTGGATCACTGCTTGGAAAGGCATAAATCATGGCTACATCTAATCAAGACTTCTCAGGCTTACTGGGCGACATCTTTGGCGGTGGTGGTGGAGCTACTGGCTTAGAGGACTATCTGACGCCAGCTCAGACTGAGCAGATGAATCGTCAGGCTCTGCTGCAAGCAGCCATTGCCGCGACACAGGCAAGCGCACCAAGCACCACACCTCGCAGCTTCATGCAGATACTTGGCGCTGGACTCGCTGGTGGTCAGCAGGGCTATGCACAGGCTCAAGAGGGTGCAATGAAGCAGTTGCTTACTAGGCAGAAGCTGGATGAGTACAAGCGCCAAGTGGCTGTACAGGATCAGTTAAGCAAAATATTTACTGATCAAGGACCGCCTGTTGGCGGTGCAATAACGCCAATGCAAGCAGCGGCATTGCCTGTTGATCAATATGGTATGGGTCCAAGTCCACAACGTGCCGCCATGATTGGTCAACCTACAGAGGCTCCAGCCGTTTCTCAAGAAGACATTCAGTACAACAAATATATGGAGGCTGCAAGATTATTTGCAGCAGTAGACCCTGCAAAGTCAAAAGCATATATGGATCAGGCGTTGTTGATTAAGCCAAAAACAGAAGTAGTTGGTGAGCCATATCGATCTGCTGATGGTAAGTTTTACCAAAGAACAAAGACTGGTGGCAGGATTGAAGTGCCAGCGGAGCAAGCGCCTGCTGCTAAACCAATTGGTGCGCCAAGAGAGGTCACAGATGCGTCTGGCAATGCAGTGCTTGCTCAATCATATGATGATGGGTCAATCAAGTCTATTACTGGATTTGGCGTTCCACGCGAGATGGTGCAAGTTAACCTTAACAACAAGATTGTATTTGTTGATAAGAATAAGATTCCTGCAAACGCTGAGTATTTGGTTGGCTTATCACCAGGTGAAGAAGCTCGACTCAAAATCGACAGGGCTAATCTTGGCATTGCATTAAAGCGTTTGAATTTAAGCCAAGCAGAATTTAATCGTGGAAATTATGAACGAGTTGAAACTGCTGATGGTTTTGCGTATGTGCCTAAAACGCCTGGTATGCCCATCATCCCCATCACTGGACCAAGTGGTGAGCAGTTGGTTGGCAAGAGTAGTTTTACAGAAGATCAGGGCAAGTCGGCAGGATTTGCTTTGCGTATGGATGAGTCAAAGAAATTATTTAAAGCGCCTGTGCTTGATCCAATGACTCAGCAGCCATTGGTTGTTGAAGGAAAACAAATTACTTTGGAGGATGCTTTTGGTCAGCCTAATCGATATCAATCCATCATGCGCTCTATCCCATCAGCAGGATTGACTACTGGTATTGCCAATGTGAGTGAAAGCTCTGGCCGTCAACAGTATCGCCAAGCACAAGAAAATTGGGTAACGGCTAATTTGCGTGCTGAGTCTGGTGCTGTAATTGGTACAGAAGAAATGGAAAAAGAGATTAGGAAATATTTCCCGCAAGTTGATGACAAGCCACAAGTTATTGAACAAAAGGCAAAAGCTCGCAGGTCTGCTGAGTTGGCAATGGAGGTGCGTGGCGGTCCTGCGCTAAAGACCATTAAGAAAGCGCAACAACAAGGACAAAATGCTGATGGTGGATTAACATGGAATCCAGCAACCAAAAAATTTGAGTGAGGTAAAAAATGCCGCAAGTCGTCAATGTATTAGGTTATGGACCAGTCACATTCCCCGATGGAATGTCAAAGGAAGATATTGCGGAGGCGCTGAAGCAATTACCTCCAGTTGCTGCACAACAGCCACCAGCGCCAGCTGCTCCAGCGCAACCTACAACTGTTGGCGGTAAATTGGCGGCATCTCCAGTTGGAGGCTTTGTGCGTGGAATGATGGATATTCCAGAGGCTGGCGCTCAATTACTTACTAGAGGTTTAGAAGCTATTTCGCCAGCGGGTTCAAGCATGGAAAAATTCATGCAGTCAGAGCGTCAGCGCGTTGAAGATATTAATCGCCAAAATGAAGCTCTGTATCGTCAATCTCGCGCTGGTCAGTTTATGCCTGACGAGATGGATGTTGGCCGTGTTGTTGGTAATGTGGGTGCATCATTGTTGCCAAGCACTGCCGCTGTTAAGGCATTGAATTTGGCGGCTGCACCAGTTAAGGCTGGCGCTGTTGGTGGTGCTGTCAGTGGTGCATTGCAACCTGTCACGCCTGACGCCACAGACTTCTTCACCCAAAAGTCTCAACAAATTGGTGTTGGCGGTGTACTTGGTGCTGGTGGCGGCTACTTGTCTGACAAGATGTTGAATCTCTTGCTTGGCAGAGGTCCAACTGTCGCACCATCAGCAGGCGCAACAACGGCACAGGCGCAAACCAGCGCCACAGTGACGCCAACAGCTTCAGTGACTGGTGGGCAGATCACGCCTGGCGTTGTCGGCGCAGACGCATCAGCGGCATTAACTGAGGCGCAAAAAGCCATCCTAAATCGTGGCAAGGCAATGGGGTTTCGGACAACGCCAGGCCAAGAAACCGGCAGCCGTTCACTCCAGCAGATGGAAGCTCGGATGGAGTCAAATCCAATGTTTTCGGGAACATTTAATACCATCAAGGACACCAATCAAAAGGTATTGAATCGGGCTACTGCTCAAGCCATTGGCGTTGATGCCGCTGAGTTAAGCAACCCTGTATTGGCGCAGGCACAGCGTCAGATCAGCGCCGTCTACAACAAGGTGGCAAGCCCCAATGTGCAGAAGTTGGATCAGATGTATGTGATGAATGGCATTGATCTGATTGATTCAGCAACCGAGGGCTTAACGACTCAGCCATTGAGAACAAACATTTTTGTGAAGCAATTGCAAGAGTTAGCCAACAAGGGTGAGGCAACTGGCAACCAGTTGACAACTCTGTCATCAAAGATTGGTAAAAAAGCCAAAAATGAGATGACAACTGTCAATGGAGATCGTGAGCTTGGTCAGGCTTTGTTTCAGATCAAAGAGATCGTTGACGATCAATTGGCGGCAGGACTGTCAGCCGCAGATCAGGCAGCATTCCAAGCAGCGCGTGCCAATTACCGCAACCTGATGACCATTAGATCAAGCGCTGGCGTTGTCAATCCATCATCTGGCAATGTCTCAGGCTTGAACTTGGCGTCAGCTCTGACGCGCAAAGACCCTCGCGGATTCATGGAGGGAAGCAACACCACGCCAATGTATGAGGCGGCACGCTTTGCTCAAGCATTTAGACCCATCGTTGGTGACTCAGGTACAGCGACACGCATGATGGAAATCACGCCATTGAATATGCTGTTGTCGATGCCAACAAATATTGCGGCCAGTGCCTACACATCAACGCCAGCTATTGCGGCTGCTCGCCGTCTGCAATCAGGCATAGTGCCTGCTGGTGTAGTTAATCCAGCGTCTGAAGAGGCGTTGAGGCGTGCTTTGCCATTGACGGCAGGCGCAGGATTCACCGCAGGACTATTAGGACAATAAACCATGGCAGACTATCTTGACTACTTAATGGGCCTTGGAGAGACTAGCGCAACGCTTGGTAGCGGTGCAATGGCTGGCCTTTTGGGTATGCCTTATGGCGTGTACAAGGGTGCTACCAGCGGCAAGATAGGCACGCCAGAAGCTAACAGAATCGCCGAGGAAGAGGCGCGTAGGTTCATGGAGCAGTACACCTACCAACCTCGCGGCAAGGTTGCGCCTGAGATGATGCAAACGCTTGGTGGCCTGCTTGAATCAAGCAAGTTGCCACCAGTTATACCTGAAGCTGCGATGCTGGCGTCAATACCGCGTCAGGCTGTTGCCGCACAAGCTGAACGCGCTGGTATGGCTGCTGAACGCGCAGTTGCTCCAATGGTTGAGCGCACCATGAAAAAAGGTGGCCTTGGCGCTGGATTGCTGAGCGATATGACGCAGGGTACTAGAAGTCCTCTTGATGTTTATCATGGTTCACCACATGGTCCATTTAGACAGTTTGATCCAACAAAAATTGGAACAGGTGAGGGTGCACAAGTTTATGGATATGGACATTACCTTGGAGAGGCTAGAGGTACTGGTGAAAGATATAGAGAAGTACTCGCTGGAAAAAAATTAGGAATTGATTTAAGAAATAAATCAGATATGCCAAGCAGAATTGCTGGTCATTATGTTGACCTTTATAAAACACCAGACGAAGCAATCAGTGCACTTCAATATGAAATTAACGCAAATCCATCACTTACAAAAGAAGCTATGGATACATCACTTGCAGCAATTGAACTTTTAAAATCTAAAAATAAAGGCACAGGTTATCTTTACAAAGTCGATTTACCTGATGATCAAATTGCAAAGATGCTTGATTGGGAAGAACAAGTACCAGAATCAATGCGCCAAAGAATAAGCCAGCCAATGATGGAAAGATTTAAATCTGGTGCAACAGGTACGAGTGGCGAGAAACTTTATAAAGAAATTCAAAAAGAATTTGAACGAGCTGGAAGTCAAAATCCAGCATTAGACGCATCAAATTTCTTAAAAGAACAAGGCGTTACCGGTATTCGATATCTTGATCAAATGAGCAGGCAACCTGGTGTTGCCTCCTTAACGCAGTCTCAAATTGATGCGCGAATAAATTCATTGAAGTCAGATATTGCATCTGGTTTAGGCGATCAGAAAAGAATGAAAGAGATACTGTCTTCATTGGAGGCTGAAAGAGCGAGTCATCCGAAGTTGACTTCTAACTTTGTTGTGTTCCCTGGCAATGAAAACCTCTTGACGATTAAAGAAATCAACGATCAGCCAGCGTCCTTATTGTTTCCAACACCATAAAACGCAGCCACCAGCGGATCACGCCTCGGCTTTAACCTCTTGCCTCTTTCCCTTGCCAAGCGGAAAGCCTTATCGTCCAGCGTCTCGCGCTGCCTAAACCTACGCAACCTCTCCACTGCTGTCAGTGGTGGAGGTTTGACGGCATCAGTGCCAATCCCATGTCGGTACACGGCCACCAGCACATTGCCTGATCTGCGCCATTCCTGTATGTGTACGACACCTTGCTGTCGCAGCTTGTTGATCAGTATCTGCGCCGATCTTTCGGTGCAGTACACCTTGGCGGCCACCTCGGGTGCTGTGCAGCCAACGCGCTGGAGCAGATCAATGATGCGCGGCAGCCGTACAGACTTCATTTGTTGAGATGCTCTCGTCTGAGGTGGCGCTCTGCTTCTTCTTTGTCGCTGAAGATCAATCCGCATTTGGTGCAGCGGTAACTCTTACCCTGATAGACAGTGGTCTGCTTCTCAGGGTGCTGGCCTTTGACTTTGCCAGTAAAGGTGCGGATTGTTTCAATCATTTGCTGGACTTTGCTTGCGAGTAGACAGTGACTTTTTTCTTCTCATGCAGTCCGATCTTGGCCTGTACAGCCTGACCCCAGGCTCTGCCTTGTGCAATCATCTTGAGTTCTTTGTCACGACTCCAAATTGATGGCGTGCCATCTTTCCAGTCAAAGGCGTTCTTCTTCTCA